CTATCGGTGCATAAACTCACGAAGGTCTACATAAAAATAAGAGATGCTCGTGCTCAGCTAAGCAAGGACTACAAAGAGCAAGACAAAGCACTAGAAGAACAGATGGATGTAGTAGAACAAAAGCTACTAGACATTTGTAAGCAGGTAGACGCAAACACTATAAAAACTCCAGCCGGTCTTGTTATGCGTGGTGTCGATACACGCTACTGGACTAACGATTGGGACTCGATGTACAAGTTCATCAAGGACAACGATGCGTTAGGGTTGTTCGAGAAACGCTTGCACCAGACGAACATGAAGCAGTTTTTAGAGGAGTATCCGGATAAGTTTCCACCGGGGATGTTGGTAGATAGCAAGTACAAAATCACTGTAAGGAGAAGTTAATGAGCAACGAAGTCTCAATCTTTAAGAACCGCGACCTAGCTGTCGCTAAGAAAGCACCCAGCGCACTGACTCAGGCGCTGATGAAGAACACTAACCGTATCCCGCGCATCTCGCCTCGTAACGGTATGTTCAAGCGTATCGTTGGTGGTGACGATGTAGGTAAGCTTAAGTCTCCGCTGCGCGTAGTTATTGTTGGTGTTGCACCTAGCGTACAACGTACTTGGTACGTTAAAGCGTACGACCCGAATGCTGAGCCTACGTCACCAGACTGCTGGACTAACGACGGGCAGAAGCCTGATGCCAGCATCAAGAACCCTCAGGGTAAGAACTGCGAGACATGCCCTCAGAACGTGAAGGGCTCGGGGCAGGGCGATACTCGTGCTTGCCGATTCAAACGTCGTATTGCAGTTGTGCTGCCTGATGATATGGAAGGTAACGCAAGCGGTCAGGTCTATCAGCTAGAGCTTGCATCTAAGTCAATCTTCGGTAAGGGCAGCGGTCACTTGTTCCCGTTCAACGCTTACATCGATTACGTTATTGCTAATGGCGAAGACATCGACGGTGTTATCACTGAGCTAAGCTTCAACGAGGACAACGACAATCAGTCGGTGCTGTTCAAGGCTGTTGACTTTGTAACAAGCTACCCTGCACTAGCGGACGTAGTGGCAGAAGCAGTATCATCCCCTGAGGCGCATAAGGCAGTCGTGCTGAATGTCGCTTCTATCGACAAGGGGGAGACGGATGGTGAAGAGTTCGAAACCGCCAAGCCAGCCGCCAAGCCTGTGGAGAAAGAGGTTGGTAAGCCTGTCGCTGAACCAACAAAACGAGCCAGCAAAAAAGCAGCCGCAGAGGTGCCAGATGAAGCACCTAAGAAACAACTCGCGGATGTCTTAAACGCATGGGACACTGATGACGGAGACTAAACCATGAGCTTCGGCTATAGCCAGAACATTGTTGCAGCTAACAAGCAAGCGAATGTGCGGTCTATAGGTGTGGCGCTAGGGAGAGTCTGCATTAAGAACGGGGTGTCTGTGCAAGAGATGGCATCCCTTCTTAATGTAAGTCGCCAAACAGTGTACAACTGGTTCGTGGGTAAACGTAGTCCGCATGTTAAGCACCACGAATACATCACAAAACTATTGAACCGTTACAAGTAACCGGCCTAACTGCGAGGCCTCGGGGGGATTATTCCCCCCTTTTTTGACCCTAAAACTATGACAAACTTTGACTTGCTCGACACCGTGCTTGCCCCTGAAGGGTGGTACGCAGTCGTGGGGATCAAAGGTAAGCGCGTTAAGCAAGAGCTTGTACAAACTAGAGAAGAGGTAGATGAGCTAGTAGCCAGATGGGTGAAGGAAGAAAACAACCTGTACTTCGGCTGCGCTAAATTTGAAACTGGAGATAATCGACTCGGCGAGAACGCTAAGTATTTCAAGGCGCTCTGGATTGATATCGACTGTGGAGAAGACAAAGCCGATAAAAGCGAAGGTTACATCGATCAGGCAACTGGGCTACAGGAACTACAAAAGTTCTGCCGCACGATAGGATTACCAAGGCCTATACTAGTTAACTCAGGTAGAGGTATTCATGCTTACTGGGCGTTCACCGAACCCATCGACAAACAAAGCTGGCTACCATTAAACGACCGGTTAGCTGAGCTATGCCGCATTCATGACCTGAAGGCAGACCCTAAGTGCTTCGAAGCAGCGCGGGTACTGCGCATCCCCGGCACCCTTAACTTTAAGGACACTCCGCCGACTGAGGTGAAAGTCCTTAGTTCTGCCCCCCTCTGCGACCCGCAGGAGCTACGCTCAACCATGGGTGTGCAGGAGAAGAAGTTCACCCCGCCCCGTAGCAAACAACGCTCCGCCCTAACTCTAGCCCTTATGGCTAACAGAGTATCCAGCTTTAAGAAGATCATGCTGCGCTCGGCTAACGGGGATGGGTGCCAGCAGCTTGTGCATTGCTTTCAGAATCAGGAAACGATTGACTACAACCTGTGGCGCTCGGCTCTGTCTATCGCTGCGTTTTGTAAGGAAGGCATCAACGCGGCACATAAGATGTCAGTCAACCACCCCGGCTACGACCCCGAGGAAGTGGAGCACAAGGTACGGGACTTACAGCGCAACGGAGGCCCCCACTTCTGCGAGACATTCGAGAAGTCAAACCCCGGGGGCTGCGACGGTTGTGCCCACAAAGGCAAGATCACCACGCCTATAGTGCTAGGTAAGGAGATTGCCGAGGCCGAGGCAGACGCTGAGGGTAACTACGTAATAGCAGAGGAAGAAGCTAGCTCAGAATCTGAGCCTGTTAACTACACCGTCCCCGGCTACCCTTTCCCCTTCTACCGTGGCAAGCACGGCGGCGTGTACCGCAAGGCAACGTCCGACGAGGATGACGATACGCTCATCTACGAGCACGACCTGTACGTGGTCAAGATGATGAAAGACCCAGCGTTAGATAACTCTATGTCGGCGCTCCTACGGCTGCATCTACCCTGCGAGGGTATGGAGGAGTTTGCCGTGCCGCTGGAGAGCATCGTGGTCAAGGAAGACCTACGGAAGGTGCTGTCACGGCGCGGGGTCATGGGTTACCAGAAGCAAATGGAGAACATAGCTACGTTTGTTCAGGCAAGCGTAAAGGACTTACAACTTTCACGAAAGGCAGAAATCATGCGACCTCAGTTTGGATGGGCTGACGATGATAGCAAGTTCATCGTTGGCGATAGGGAAGTAACAGCAGATGGCGTTTTCTACAGCCCCCCGTCAACCCTTACGAAGAGCATCGCACAATGGATGCAGCCCAAGGGTACGTTAGAAAAGTGGCAAGAGGTATTCAATCTGTATAACAAACCGGGGCTAGAACCCCATGCTTTCGCTGCACTTACTGCATTTGGCGCACCCCTGCTAAAGTTCACAGGGCTTAACGGCGCAGTGATAAACGTAATCTTTCGTAAGTCTGGCTCGGGTAAGTCCACCACCTTGTACATGTGCAACAGCGTGTGGGGCCACCCTGAGCGCCTTGTAGCTATCCCGCGAGACACAATGAACGCCCGTATCCACCGGCTAGGCGTGATGAACAACCTGCCTTTCACGATGGATGAGATCACCAATATGAGCGCCGAGGAGTTCTCAGACTTGCTGTACGGTATGTCGCAAGGCCGAGGCAAGGACAGGCAAAAGGCATCAGCCAACGAGCTTAGAGCTAACCTGACTTTCTGGCAGAACCTCTCGCTGGCTAGTGCGAATGCTTCGTTCGAGGAGAAGCTGGGTACGCTGAAGAACACCCCCGACGGGGAGTTGATGCGCTTCATCGAGTATGAGATTGGTTATAACAATGTAATACCAACTGACGTGGGCAAGCAGATGTTCGACCACCAACTACGCGAGAACTACGGTCATGCCGGGGACATCTATGCCTTCCGACTAGTCAGCGACAAGGAAGACGTGGTGCGCACCCTCTTGGCGGTGCAGAACAAGATCGACACCGAGTTGAAGCTATCCCCACGGGAACGGTTCTGGTCAGCCATCATTGCCTGTAATATCACCGGAGGCCTTATAGCTAACGACTTAGGGCTGATCGACTTCGACATGGGGCGTGTCTACAAGTGGGCGTGTGGCTTAATCCGCGAACTGCGCGAGAACAAGGATGTACCTGTAGATACAGCATCTAACATCGTGGGTGACTACATCAACCGGCACGTGCGGAACACCCTTGTAGTGAATGGCGAGTCGGATGCACGTACCAAGTTGGCAGCAGCACCACAGCAAGAACCCTACGGCGAACTACTTATCCGGTACGAGCCCGATACAAAGCAAATGTTTATCGTCTCCCGTGCGTTCCGCGAGGACTGCGTGAAGACACAGATTAACTACAAGGACTTACTGAAGCAGCTTGCGGCTAAGGGCATATACAAGGGGGCTACGACTAGGCGCATGACTACAGGCACCAAGATCAAAGGCACTCCCGTTCATGTGCTGCACTTCGACTGCAATACGCCTGACTTCATAACAGTAGATGACTACTTCGAGTCGGAGGCTAAAGATGAGGGTAGCGGGGGTGAGCTACAGGATCAACTGGAAAAAGTTTAAGCGAGGCGCGTCGTTTTTTATACCTTGCTTAGATGATAATGAAGCTAAGAAAGAGATACAAAGTATTACGAACAGACTTAAGTACGAGATTGTTATGCGTACGGTGGTGGAAGATAGCGTGAAAGGCGTTCGAATTTGGAGGATTTAGGCTATACTTAATTCGACGACACGTTGTTAGCTCCTTCGCTTCGTCATTCTCCTAGCGAGAACCCCTTCGCCCCCGGCACCCCCGGGGGTCTTTTATTTTGCCGCCTCTTCTTCGAGGTTTCTAACAGAGCGCTCTAGCAACACATCAAGCTCAGCAGACTTCTTATCAAGATACAGACCACGATAAGTATCACTGCGAACCTTCTCACGTGCTTTCAACGAGCTACTGATATCCGAGTCAGAAATAAAGTAGGCAGGATACTCATCGCTAAACTTATCAATTTTCTCTAGCACTGCGTCTATGCGCTCATCCGAACCTGTTTCGATAGCGTTATCTAACTGCTTCAGCAAGTTACTACGTTCGCCCTTAACCTTCTTCACCATCTGCTGCACGGCGAAGTTGTTATTCATTACTTGCGCTAAGCCTGTTGTCTTGAACCCTAACGCCTGCATAGTTAACTGTGTAGCAGTAAACTCATCTGCTTCCTTAATAGCAGCTTTGTTAGAGGTAAGTGCGCCTTCTGTGCCGTAGCGAAGCGCTGTAGCACCACCTCGGAAGAACGCAGGTAAGAATTTTTCTATCCCCTTGATGTAGTCTCCGTTTTTAAGATCGTCAACACCATCTATCATATTACGTACGACGGACACACCCGGCCCCATCATGCCCAAGAGAGTACTATCAAACGCCCCCTTCATATCGTTAGCATCGGGGCTGTCGTGGAACCACAGGTTGTTAAGAGATGCGCCAGAAGCAATGTCATAGCCAGTAGCAGTGTTGAGCGCACCTGATGCAATCAACTCGCTTAGCTTCATACCCATGATTTTGTTTTCGCCAAACATCTCCGGCAAGTAGACGTTATAGAACCACAGCTTGAAGTCTTTTTCCTCTAACGGTTCTTCGTCGTATTCATCACGGGTAGCTTTTAGCAGCCCTTGCACCGCTGCAAGGATCGTGCTCTCAATAACATAGGGTAGCCCTGACATGCCAGAAATTAGCGCAGTCATACCAAGCGTACCAAGTAGCATCTGTGCGCCTTCACTACGCTCCTTAGCTGTAGAGTTAAAGCTAGCCATCTTGTAGAAGTTGCGCCACAGGTACAGTGTCACAAACATCGGGAATTGTTTGAACTGTGCGATAGCTCTGACAGGCGCAGGGCGCATAGCGCGTGGCTTGTTCCACGAAGAGTAATCAAACAAAGCCTCGTTGGTGTCTGCTACTGCTTGTTCGATAGCCTTATCAAAATTCTTAGTCTGGTCGTATGTCAAACGGAACGAAGTCATGAAAGTAATTTCACGAGACAGGCGTTCTGAATGGTGGAAGAGGGCACCCATGTAACCCAGCGCCTTGTTCCACGTTTCGTTGTAGCTGGCGGTTGGCACTCCCTTACGTAAAGCAAGATCGTAAGTCTGAGTCATGTTGCTAATACCCATCTCTTGCATGACGCGGTAAGCAGCTTTTTCTTCTTTGTTACTCTGCACACGAGCAGACAATCCTATGGATGGTGGATGCCAGTTCCCATCCTTGTCGTACATACCAATTTGCCCATAACCCAATGCCATGTATTTTCTTGCTTCATCAAGCGTCCTACCCCAACCGTGCCGAGTGCCAAGGGTGACAAGAGAAAAGTTTAGCAAGCTGTACATCTGGTTAAGCGCAGACTTAGCACTAGTGAGCAGCCATACAAAGCCTATCTTGTTAGACGTTCTAGCCATCATATCGAGGAACGTATCATCGACTGGCGGGTTAAGTTCATCCTTAGCCCTAAGCTCAATCTCTTTTACGATGGCACCTAACTTACCTTTATCGGGGTTACCTTTAAGCGAAGCCTTAGCATTGCTAATTGCGTTGTTAACGGCACCGCCGTAACGTACCCGGGCTAGCTGGTTAGACAGGCGAGTGCCCGATGCAATGAAAGCGCGAAGTGCGTCGTTACTAAAGCCCGCAGTACCCTTACGCGTAATGAACTGTTTGCGAATGCTAGCGTCCGGCAGCATAAGCAGGTGCATCTGGTACACCTTATCTTTCATAAATGCTTTTGCTTCGGGGTCACCAAAGTCAGTGCTGTCGATGAGCGAGATAACGCTTTTAAGCGTGGGGGAGTCATCACCCAAACGCTCCTGCAATGTACGCTGCTCGTTACCGTAGTCAGCATCTAAGTCTTCGACCATCTGGTCAAATGAGCGTTTCTCGCCAAGTTCTTTTAGGCGTTGCGTTACAAAAGCATCACGCAGACCGGCGCTTTCGAACATGTGAAACTCGCGCTTAGCACCTTTCCCGAAGCTAACCCAGTAATCACCGAAGCGCATTAACGGGAAGTAAGGCTCGATGTTTGCGCCTATTTCGTACGTTGCTTTGATTGCTGCTGCTAATCTACCCTTAGGCGTGTTGATGTCATCTACGCTACCCTCAGCACCGGAGTCTTCTATTGCCCTATTAAGTAAGCTACGGTACATCGCGTAGTTGTCTGCATAGAAGTCGCGCACACGGCGGTACACAGCTTTAGCATCTTTATCTAGCGACGCCCACATACGGTCTAGTGCTACGTCCTTACCCTTAGTTTTGTCCGGGTCTATACGTGCATCAGTGGCGTATAACAACACTGAAGACAATCGCTTCTGCATTACAGGCGATAGCTTAATCCACGGAGTGGCTATATCTTGCACATTAAGTAGTGACTTAGTGCGCATCGTAGTCATCTTACGGATGTTAGTATCTACGTCTTGTAGGCTAACGACGCCGTTCTTAACGCCCATCTCCGTGACGATGTTAGTTGGAAGCACACCAAGTAACTTGTTCAGCCCGCCTACGTTCATGTCTTTGTACTGAACGGAAAGCCATGCAGCCCATAGCTTCGGGTTTTTTGCTACCTTAGCTAGATCACCTAAATCCTCTACAACTTTAGATGCGCTGTCCGAAGCAGCGTGGCGGTTAAGTCTTTCTTGTATTTCAGTAGCTTTGTTGCCGTTCTTTCTCGACGCGTTGTACACAAAGTTAGTATCTGACATAGCTTCCGCAGCTTCTATGTAGTCAAGATACTTACGCGCTGACTTAGGGTCTACGTTAACTGAAGCAGCTATTCTGTCGGTGTATTCGATTAGGTCGCGCAGACCCGACACGTGTTTCTCGTCAAGGCCTAGCAGCTTGAGGATAGTGCTTACAAAGTCTGTGAAGCCATTGGTACGAGTAACGGTACCTGACACGCGAGTACGCAAAAATGCTTGCATGTCCGGATCGGTCATGCCGTAGGTAACAAACTCACTTATGTCGGAGAAAGCGTCGCCCGCAATAAGCTCTTCGATAGCTAGCGGTGTGGGCTTACCTTCGTCGTTAAGTTTAACCATGTACGCATCTAGCGCGGTTTGTGCCCGTTCAAACAGCTCTTCTAACAGGTTGTACGATTCTTCCAACTTAGGCGAGATAGGCATGTTGTACAGCCTAGCTGCTTTGGCATAAAGAATACGTTTGTTAACGGTAGCGTGTAGAGCCTCGTGCAGTACAGTTACGTTGTTAGTGCCATTGTTCTCACCAAAGCCCGGGCCACGCACAAAGATAACGTCGATAGGTGTGCCATCAGCGGAGTAGTCAAGTACGTATAAACCTAGCGCCGTGCCAAACCCTTCCCCTAATGCACTTAGGTATCCTGTATCTTTTGGTTCCAATACGTAGAACGCAGTGTTTCTAATAGAGTCGTAGTTATCTTGTGCAAGAAGACGTGTAGCTAGGGCTACTTCAAACTCATTACCCGTTGCTTGAATATATGTAAGTGCCTTAGTAACTGACTCGCGCTTAGGCTTATTAGTAGACGAGAACATTGCAAGAACTTCATCTGTCTCATAGCTAGCTGTAAGCCCCCGCTTACCCTTACGACTTGCGCTGACCGAACCCGGGGTAGTTTTAGGCGGGATTACTACGACACGTTTCTTCTTGGTCGTGACCTG